CTGCAAATGCGCCTGCTCGATCCGGCGTTCGCCCGCAGCGCGGCCGGGCGCCGGGCGCTGCGCACGATCGAGAATCTGCGGGCGCAGGTGGCGGCATGACTCCGCTCATCGGCCTGATGGGCGCAGCCGGCGCCGGCAAGGACACGGTCGGCGGAATCCTGATCCGCGCCGGCTGGCAGCAAATGGCCTTCGCCGATCCGTTGCGCGACGGGCTGGCGGCGATGCTGTGGCTGCCGACTGAATGCTACGTCAGCCGGAAGGAGCAGCCGCTCGCATGGCTCGACGGCGCCACGCCGCGGATGTTGATGCAGACGCTCGGCACCGAGTGGGGTCGGAATCTGGTCTGCGCCGACATCTGGGTGCGGATCGCCGAGCGGCGGCTGGACGCATTCGAGCGGGCCGACACGTTCGAGCCAGTGCCCATCGCCGGCGTGGTGTTCACCGACGTTCGGTTCCCGGACGAGGCCGCAATGATCCGCCGTCGCGGCGGGGCGCTCTGGCGCATCGAGCGGCCCGGTGTCACGCCGGTGCGTGCGCACGTCAGTGAGACGGCAGCGGCGAATGTCGCGGCGGATCGGATCGTCGTCAACGACGGGACGCTGCTCGACCTCGAAATGCGGGTCGCGGCGCTGTTGAGGGAGGCGGCATGAATCTCCCGGCCGTCGGCGTTGTGCTGCTGCCTCCGCCGAGCCTGCGCATGGACGATTACGTGATGGTGCTGCGGTACGTGTCGGACAAGCACGGCGACACGTTCCGGAGCGTCAAGTACGTGCGCAAATCGGCCGGGGCGAAAACGCGGACCCGGACGGTCGAGGCGTTCATGCGCGAGTTCGGCGCGTGGCGCCCGCGCGGGGCGGTTACGGCGGGGGATGAGTGATGACCGCCGTCGCTTCGATCTACGGCGCCGTCGCCTGCGTGGTGATCGCGGTGTCGGCGCTCTGGTGTTTCGTGGCGGTGCGGGTGATGGGGGAGCGGGAATGACCGCGCCGCGCGATCCACGCATCAACCCCGCGCCCGGCGATTATCTGGTCGTGAGCCCGCGACGGCATGTGCGCGTCGAGAGCGTTACACAAACGGATGATGGCACGATTGTGCGGTTGGTCGTTAGCAATCCGCACACGGAAGTGCATCACGTTGAAACTATGCCGCTCGAAGATTTCCGCGCAGACGCGCGGGATGCAGCGGTTCGGTGGGCGTAATGGAACAAGCAACCATGCAAGCAGAACAGCAATCATCGGCGAAAGCAAAAAAGCGCAGGCATCGCGCGAAATATGGGTCTGTTAAAAAGGCCAGCGATCTAAGGAAAGAATATCGTGCGGCGGCAGAGGCAAGGCGATTACTGATTAAAGTTGCTCCTGAAAAGATTGGCGCCGTAATGCTGCGCCACGCATACCCGCCAAGCCCGTACACCAGTGTTGTAATTTCTGTAATCGAACAGGCATTTCAGGACATTGCGACGATAAACCCGCCGAATGTGGTCACGGACGCATATCGGTTTCTTACGCAAGATCAACGGCTTTGCCCTTGGTGCGATCTCGTCGGCCTGCTGCCGGAGTTTATCCGGGAACTGGCGGTGAAGGGCGGGTATTTGACAGCAGAGCAGGTGAATCAGAAATGAAAGAAAGGGAAATTGCTATTCTGGTTGATAGTGCAAGCATCCAGCTTGCTAAAGCCATTATTGCTAATGGCGGAAAGATTGTATCTCAAAGGCCGGATAATTCAGTCGTTCAAATTGATCTACTGACGGTGCCTGAGCGTTTTGTTTCCGCCTTGTCTGTCGGGCGATATCGAGAAATACCTGTATATGAACGCGTAAATGGCGGATGGCAAAGGGTGTATGAGCAATGATCGGCCTCCTGTTCTGCGCATCCGCATACGCCGGCCTTCTCGCGCATCTCGCATTCCGCGCCGCGGACGATTACGAGCGCGCGGCGACCTATGAACTGATGAACCGCGGCGACCGTAACAGGGCGCTGCTTCGGGCCATGCTGCTGAATTGGCTGGCGCTGGCGTTGACGGTGGTTGCCGTATTGGCCGGACTGGCTACGGCGATGATGGTGTTCTCGTGGGTGGCGTGAAAGACAATATCGTCGGTCCGATGATGGTTCACGGGTACGAAATACCTGCTGATACCGTCGCGCTGACAATCAACTGGATGACTGACGGAGTTTGGTTTGATGCCGCAATGCTGCGCAAATTCTTGAAGGAAAGCACGGTTGTTGGCGATTGCGGAGATGTAATTATTTCGCGCGCTGCCGACAGGATGATTGACAAGGCAAGGCGCGCCGGACTGATTAAGTTTGATAAATCAGACAGACTATGGTGCAGGGCAAGAAAATGAGCCGAGGAATCAACAAAGTAATCCTCGTCGGCAATCTCGGGGCCGATCCCGAAACGAAGTACGGGCCGAGTGGTGATGCGATCACGAATCTGCGCATCGCAACATCCGAAAGCTGGACCGACAAGAACACGGGCCAGAAGCAGGAGCGCACCGAATGGCACCGGGTGGTGATATTCAAGAAGCTGGCCGAGATCGCTGCCGAGTACCTGCGCAAGGGCTCGCAGGTCTACATCGAGGGCAGCCTGCGCACGCGCAAGTGGCAGGACAAGGAAGGGCGCGATCAGTACACGACTGAAATCGTCGCGAGCGAAATGCAGATGCTCGGGGGGAAGGGCGGCGGGGATGCGCCGGCGAGGGAGCGGCAGGAGGAGCGGAAGCCGGCAGCGGCTGCGCCGGCGGCGGGCGGGTTCGATGACAACCTCGACGATGACATCCCGTTCTGAGGCGGCGACATGAACCTGCTTCCGGCCTCCTGCCTGACCCTGCCGTTTCCGCCGGCGCTGAACAGCTATTACCGGCACGTCGTGGTCCGCGGGCAGCCGCGGACGCTGATTAGCGCCGATGGCCGCGAGTACCGCGAGCGCGTGAAGCGCGTCGTCGGGCCGGTGGCGACGCTGCGCGGCCGGCTGGCGGTGTGCGTGCTGGCCTGTCCGCCGGATCGCCGGGCGCGCGATCTGGACGGCATGCACAAGGCGCTGTTGGACGCGCTGACGCACGCGGGCGTGTGGGCGGACGACTCGCTGATCGACGTGCTGATGACCGTGCGCGGGGATCGCGTGCGCGGCGGCCGTGTCGTCCTGCGCATCGAGCCGATGGGCGCCGGTGTGCTGGTTGATATGGCCGCGGAACTGGCGCAGGCGTGCGCCGAAAAAGGTGCGCCCGGCGGTGGTGAGACACCGGCCGGGCGCGTGCACAACTGTCACTGATTAAGGCAAAACAGTCATGCGTTATCAAACGCTACGCACTTCAAGAGCTAATTGCAATAGGCCGGCAATGATTCCGATTGACCGGGTTCGCGTAATTCTGCTGACCGCCGTCAAACGCTCCGCGATGGCTCTTTTCCTGCGCGGCTGGCTGCCTGCGCGTGCGGTGCGATGGCTGTTCGCTGCGCTGCCGCTGAGGGGGCTGTGATGGCCGAGAACGAGCTTCGCGACCTTCCTGAGCCGCTGGTCCCGGCTGACTGCGACTGCACCGACCTCGACGGCTTCATGCTCAACGTCGAGCGACTGATGGCATCAGAGCTTGTGGCGCTGTCGTCGCACGAGGTGATCGCCTCTGCGCTGTTCCTGTGGTGCCGTGCGTGGAAGCAGCGGCCCGCCGCCAGCCTTCCGGCCGACGACAAGGTGATCGCGGCCTTCGCGAAGCTGCCGATGTCTCGCTTCCGCAAGCTGCGCGAAGAGGTGCTGCACGGCTTCGTGCTGTGCTCGGACGGGCGCATGTATCACCGTGTTTTGGCTGAAGAAGCGCGCAAGGCATACGACAGGAAGGTGGCGTTTCAACGCAGGCGCGAAACGGACGCTGAACGGCTTCGGAACTGGCGCGCGTCGCGCGACAAGAGCAAGGACGAAACGCGTTTCAATGAAGTTTCATGCACGAACGACGAAACGCGTGTTGAAACGCGTTTCGTCGCTGAAGGACAGGGACAGGGACAGGGACAGGGACAAAAAAAAGATCCCCCCCAACCCCCCTTACCGGGGGGAGCACAGGCGGGCAGCCGTCCGGCACGGCCCGAGTACCCTGCCGACTTCGAGGCCGTCTGGTCCGACTACCCGCCCCGTGCCGGGGGCAACAGCAAGCGGGCCGCGTTTCGGGCGTGGAGTGCCCGGATCAATTCCGGCGTGCCGGCAAAAGCCATTCGCGATGGCGTTCTGCGTTACCGCCGGTATCTGGAGCGGTCCGGAAAGATCGGCACGGAATTCGTAAAGCAGGCTGCAACGTTTTTCGGGCCTGACGAACATTACTCGCAGAAGTGGGGAGAACGGCAGAATAGCGAAAACATGGTCGACGGGATTGAAATACCGGCCGGTATGGTCGCGATGAGAATCTGCTGATCATGACTCCATCCGAAATTGCCGAAAGACTCGCAAGCTGCGTTGATCAGGTTTCGCGGCACCTGTTGCCGAACGGAAAGCGCGAAGGCCACGAATGGCGTGCCGGATCAACCTGCGGGGATTCCGGAAAGTCGCTCGGCGTTCACCTGACAGGCGACAAGGCCGGGGTCTGGTCGGATTTCTCGACCGGAGAATCCGGCGACCTGCTGGACTTGTGGTGCGCCGCCAGAAATTGCGATCTGCGCACCGCGCTGACCGAGGCAAGGCTTTGGCTTGGAATCTCGGACATCGAATCCGGTTTTCAGCCAAAGCGAACGGCGAAAGCGTACAAGCGTCCGGAAAGGCCGCGCTGCTCGAATGTCGATAAACAGTCGGCGGTAATGCACTACCTGACCGAAGACCGGAAATTGCTGCCGGAAACTCTGGCGCAATTCAAGATCGCCGCCGATGGCGAGAACATCGTTTTCCCGTTTCTGCGGGAAGCCGAGTTGATCGGATGGAAAAAGCTGTCGATTCACCGCGACGACAACGGCAAAAAGAAAATCACTGCCGCACCGGAGGCCGAGCCGTGCCTGTTCGGCTGGCAGGCGCTTGACCCGAAAACCCGCGAGGTTTGCATTACCGAGGGCGAAATCGATGCGATGACGCTGCATCAGTGCGGACTGCCGGCGCTGTCGGTGCCGAGCGGCGGCGGCACTGGCGGCAAACAGGCGTGGATCGAATGCGAATGGGAGCGGCTGGATCGGTTTGACGAATTCGTGCTTTGCCTCGATGCGGACGAGCCGGGGCAGGCCGCGGCAGCCGACATTGCGGCACGGCTCGGTGCGCATCGCTGCCGAATTGCGACGTTCGGGCCGCACAAGGACGCCAACGAAGCGCTGTTGCACGGCGCAACGCTGGAGGATTTCATCGGCTGGATACGGGGCAGCCGATTCGTCAATCCCAATGGCCTGCGCGGTGCCGGCGAATTCGTTGACGAGGTTCTGCGCGAATTCTACCCGCCAGCCGGTTCCGTAATCGGCCTGTTGTTGCCGTGGGAAAAGGCAAAATGGCTTAAGTTTCGCCCGGCAGAGTTGTCGATCTGGTCAGGCTATTCCGGGCACGGAAAGTCGCAAATGGTCGGGCATGCCATGATCGGCGGCATGGCAAACGGCGAATCCGTCTGCATGGCGTCAATGGAATTGCCGGCGCGGCGGCTGCTGCATCGGCTGGTGCGGCAGGCGGTCGGGGTTGCCGAGCCGACACCGAAAGCCATCCGCGGCGCCTTGGGCTGGATGGGTGAACGGCTTTGGCTTTTCGACGTGACCGGAACGGCGAAAGCCGACGATTTGCTTAATGTGTTCCGTTATGCCGCCCGCCGATATCGCGTTTCGCAATTCGTCGTTGACTCACTGGCCAAGTGCGGAATTGCAGAGGATGATTATTCCGGGCAAAAGGCGCTTGTTGAAAAGCTGATCGACTTTGCGCACGAAATGAACGTTCATGTGCATTTGGTGGTGCATCCGCGAAAGGGAGAAAACGAAAATGCCCCGCCCGGCAAGATGGACGTGAAAGGGACTGGCGCAATAACGGACATGGCCGACAACGTGCTGGTCTGCTGGAGAAACAAACGCAAGGAGGGAAAGCGGCAGGACAGGCCGGACAATGCTGCCGAGGAAACGATGCGTGAAGGCGGCGAGGCAGACGAGGACGCCCGGATATACGTCAACAAACAGCGTTACGACGGAACGGAGGGAATAATCAAACTCTGGTTTGATCCGAAGTCGTTGCAATACCTGTCGGATGAGCATTGCCGGCCGGTTTGCTACGTGGAATCTCTGCGATGAGCCAGCCAATTACCCTGGCCCTGCTGCGCGCCCACGGCGCCCTGATCGCCGGGGCCGCAGGCCTGACCGGCTACGAGCGCAAGACCTGCCGATCCTGCCGTCACGGCATCGACGGCTGCGCCCTGCGCATCGCCGGCTGGCCGACGCGCGGCCCGGTCGGTTCGCAGGCCGCTTCCGGCGGTGCATGCACGGAATGGGACGGGGAGCCGGGCGCGGATGAGGCGGAAACGGCCTGCGAGGCGCATGCAAGCGACGATCAGGTGTCAACCAATACCACAAGGTAGCGGGTACGCACACTGCGCGCGTTCTGGCGCGATTCTGAGGGCATGACGACATGAGCCAGCAAGACACGATCCGCCGCATCCTCGACGCCATGCGCGTCCGGCCAGAGACGGCCGCTCTGTACGTGCCGCACCTCGATGCGGCGGCGCGGGCATGGGGCGTGGCCGACTACGCGCTGCCGATGTGGCTTGCGCAACTCGCGCATGAGTCGGCGATGTTCGAGCGGATGGTTGAGAGTCTGAATTACACCAAGGCTGCCCAAATCCGCAGGACGTGGCCGAAGCGGTTCGCGAACAATTCCGCGGCAGTGGCGTTTGTTAGTAAGCCGGAGCGGCTCGCGAATTTCGTCTATGCCAACCGGCTCGGCAATGGCGATGCCGCGAGCGGCGACGGATGGAAATACCGCGGGCGCGGGCTGATTCAAGTGACCGGCAAGGACAATTACCGCGACGCCAGTGAATCGCTCGGTCTGCCGCTGCTCGAAGAGCCGGAGTTGCTGGAAGAGCCGGTGCATGCGGCGGATGCGGCGGGGTGGTTCTGGAAACAACGCGACCTGAATCAGTTTTGGGATATGGTCACTTACTGCACGCGCGCCATCAACGGCGGGATCACCGGGCTGCCGGAAAGGATAAGGCTGTATGAACTGGCGTCGGCTGCGGCGCTGCCGTCGGTCGGGGCTGATGCGCTGGGGTTTGGGGCGGAGCAATGAGCAAAGACAGCAAGCCGTCAGGCACAAACCCGTGCGCATGCCGATTCAGCAGCGCGACCGGAGAGCAGGTTGTGTGGTGCGTGGTTCACGATGAATTGCGCGAAGCCGCCGCCGAACTAGATCGCGTGTTCGAGATGCTGGACCGCGAAGGCTTGGAGCGCGGGCACGGGCGCTGCGTCACGAAGATCGTTGCCGGGCTGATCGGGGAGCATGCGATGTTGCGCGGACGGCTGGAGGAAGTGCGCGGGCTTATCGCTGCGGACAGTCCGGATATCGAACAGGCGATTTTCAGGATTGATCAGGCGATGCTTGCGACGAGGCCGCGGACATGATGAACCAGACCTGCATTTCACCGGCGCCGCGTCACCGCCGCACGCCCCCCGCCTGCGAGTCATCCGACCTCGCCGCCGTGCGCGCCCTGCTCGACATGTGGGCGGCCGAGCGCGTGCGGGTGCGCTCCGGCCTCGGCTCCACGCTGGCCGCGCACGGCCGTCGCCGGTCATCGCCGCCCGCCAGCCGCCCGCCGGTCGGTGTCGAACTGTCGCCCGCTGCCGCCCGCGTGTCCGCGGTGCTGGCGCTGCTGCTCGACCACGCCCCGCGCCAGCATGCCGCCGTCGCCGGCTGGTACGTGGCGCGGGCCAGGTATCGCGCTGCGTTCGGGGAGCGCACGCGCCGACTGGAAGAGATCGACGCCCGCCGCGAAGCGCTCGGGCATGCGCCGGTGCTGCCGGCTGCGCCTCGCGCGAGCGCGAAGGATCGCTATGCGCTGCGGGAGGCGTCCGGCAGGGTGCGCACGGAAGCGGAGGTGCGCCGGGCGAGCTGGCAGGCAGCCGTGGATGCGCTGGCGCGGGAGCGGGCGAGTTGCGCGGCGCCAACCATGCCGACGCACGCGAGCGTGGCGAAGGCGCTCGGCTTCGGGTCGCGACAGGCGTTTTCGGAAGCGCTGCAGGAGGGGGAGAAGGCGATGGTGCGGGGGTTGCTGGAGGAGTGCGGGTAGGGCGCTGCTGCCGAGCGCCAGTGACATCC